CCAGTCGATGAGAACAGGGGCGAGGTAGTTGGCCGACATTGTGCCCGTGACTACGCTCAAGAGCTGCTCCTTGAGGTCGCGCTTCTTCTTGATGGTGATGAGGCTGCCGAAGAATCCCCCGATCATTAGCCCGATGTTGATGCCTATCTCGTCCAGATCAAATTTCATCTTTTCCGATTGTGGTGATCTTCATTACAAATTTACGAGGCAAAGCCCGCAGCAACTTGGTGATTGTGTTGCGGGAGTTATACACATCGAGGTGGCCGTCGTTGTTTATATCCTTAAGACCCTCACCCACAAGGATGCAGCCGTGGGTATCTCTATGATAATTTCCCGCGTGAATAAGTATCTGCGAACGGATGCCCGTGTCTTGCAGCCAGAACGACTGGCCGAACTTGGGGGAGATGTGCTTGATGACGGGGTAGATGCCGCCCGGTATTCTTGAGATGTTGCGCTCGTTGTTTCTCCACGGCAGCTCCAATGTCTTGGCAAGCTCGATGCCGTTGCGATCTTCGAGCCGTCCTGTCGTCTGCCACGCATCCTCCTGCTCCCTGATGAGGTGGAGGCGTATCTCGTCTTTTTTAGCTGCCACTTGTGATCGTGTTCAGTTCGGTCTGCGTGAGTGCGGTGTCCCAGAGGGCGAGCACCTTCAAGCGGTCGGTGTCGTCGCTCTTCTGGCCTGTGATGACAATGCGGTCAAAGAAGTTGTTGTCGTTCCACTCGTTCAGCGTTGAGGTCTTCGTTGCTCCCCCTTGACTGAATAGCAAGGTCGGGGTGTGGCTTCCTGCTGCTCCCCCTCCGCTCCATGAGACCGCGATCCGGTTGGATATCTTACCGCCTGTGCTGTCGAAGATGTCGTTGTCGGTGCTAACTGCCACCCCTGACTGCTTGACCACGAACCCGGTGTTCGTTGTTCTGATGCGGTTGTTCGCTGCATCACTTGAAAGCTCCAATGAAAAGAAGCCAGTCTCGTCGTCGGGAATATCGCCCTCGAGCATCAGCGTGCCGCTGTCGCCCGTGAGGATGCTGTTCGTCACAATGTTCGACAGGGTGAAGGTGGCGACAGAGCTCGACGCCTCCACCTTGAACGAGGGGCAAGTGTCGGGGCTTCCGGATGTGCCGTAATCAAGGGCGGGGACGTTGGCGGCTACTGCCACGCCTCCCGTGCCGTCGCTTGTGGTGCGGGTGCTCGTGTCTGCTCTGGCGAACGTGAAGTCTCCGTCTCCGTCCGTTGGTATTACGCTGTATGCTTTTGCTGATTTGAATGCTGAAGCGACGAGCAACAAGCTCGCGGAGTCGAAAAGGTTCGCCATGTTTTAGAGTTCTTCCTCGGGCGTCCAGTCGTCCGAGAGCTGAACTTCAAAGATAAGATTTGATTCCTCTTCTGGCTCGATGGAGTTGTTCGCAGCGATCGCCCACTTGCTCCCGTCAGGGTGTTGGCGTGGGTTCGCCCAGTTGTTCGTGATGCTGCCGTTGTACGCCTTGGCCTCGTTCACCTTTTGGTTGTAGGCGTTGCACTCCTCAAGTGTTCCGATGTACCAACTCATGGCGTGTAGATGTTAAAGTGGTCGTTGATGTTCGTTTCAATGCCCGTGCGGTTGTCGTGTTGATCGGACTCAAAGAAAATCATTTCAGAGATGCCTCCTCTGATTGGGAGAGTTGTTTCCTTTATACCAATAAATACCGTTGATTCATTGATGCCTCCACTTCCGGAGGTGTTCAATGGGCTTCTGTTTCCAATCGTTCCATTCACATACTGCGACCCTTCTGCGGGTGATGTTCGGTTGATTACTGAAAGTAGCAGCATGTCGTCGGTAGTTTGACCGATATCGTCGTCAATTATTAGTGAAGGGGATGCGCTTATTTTGCTTTCAAAATCCAAGTTTCTAAGCCTTGAAAAGAAATCATTATCACTCGCATAAAAGTGTTGTGCCGTGTTATCGAGAGTACCATCTTCACCGCCTACCACAAAGGAGCTGAACGCAGTTGTATTTAGGTTCATGGTCACCGAGAAGTTGTCATCAGAGCCGTCAAAGAGAATGGAGTTGATGCCATCAAATTGCGCCACACTTCCCCCATCCACAATTTTCGGCTGTGCGGATGCGGTCGCGTTAGTCGCATTTTTGCCGTTGCCCGACTGGTCGTACCAAATGGTGACGAAGCCGTTGTCTGTGCCTCCCGTTCCCACAAAAGAAAGGAGAGCGGCCGTGTCGAGATCGTTTGATGCATTGAAGCCGATGTCCTGCTCGGTGTCATCCGATGACCTCCGCACCCTCAACGCGCTGCCCGAGTAGGTGCTTGAGAGCTGTCGTAAAGAGTAGGCAGCAGCTGCCCCCGTGAAGGTGTCGAGGATGCCTGTGAAGGCAAAGCCTGCGGGTGCGCTGTCGATCTTCAGAGAGTTCGCACTCCAGTCTTCATCGCCCCACCATGTGGACTTGTAAATCTCGCCCCAGTTGTTGCTGTTTGCCATATCAGTAGACCCAACGATTTGACCTCCGTGAATGGTTCGGATGCATGCCATCCTCCTGCGCGGCCGTGTACTCGGGGAAGCGCGTGGGATAGTACTCGAGGTGATCGACGAGCCTCCTCTTGTAGTGGTCGCCCACGTCCGTCTGCTTGGTGATGAGAGCCTGAAGCTCGTCGATGGAGGGCGTGCTTGCATTCTCACTCTGATGTCTAAAGACCCCCGCATTGCTCACCTCGTACGCATGGAACTGGTAGAACTCCGCAGCGGCCAGATGGATGAGGCAGGGCTGTACGAACTCGGTCAGGAGGGTCGAGTAGTGTCCCGCCAATGTGCTGCCGCTGATGTCGCTCTGGAGCTTCTCGTATAGCTTCGTTCCAAGTATCGGCAAGATGTGGATGTCCTGCGCCACCTTGATGTGCGGGATGATTTTGTCCGTGTCCACGTTGCCACCTATCAGCGTGTAGCGGATCAGGTCTTCGCGTTGTATGAATAGAACGTCGCTCATGTCTTCCTTCCTTTGTCAGGTCTGTCAATGGGGCGCGTCTTTGCGTCGTCGTAGCCTGCGGGGTTGAGGTTCTGAACGCCTGCACTCCGAGCTGCCTGCTCGCTCACGTCCTTGTAGTTGTTTTCGATGTCCCTGCGCGTTGTTCCCTTCTCGGTCTCGTCCAATGGCTTGACCTTGCCACCCACTTGCTTTCTCTTGAAGATCATCCTAAACCAACGATGGTGACAATTCACTCCACCCTTGAACCGCCAGATGGAATAAGATGACGATCCTTTCGGTGCGAACTCGGAGTTCACTCCTGCGCTGCTCATCTTCTCGATGTCTTCCCTGCGATAAAAGACCCCCATCTTCGCATTTGAGACCATGTTCTTGCAAAATGTCCTGCTGTTGTTTTGGGTTTCTTTTGGGTCGTAGCGGTAGCGAATCTTGTAGATGCCCCCGTCGTGGCGGCTCTTCTCCTCCGGGTCGCTGAATCTCTTGAAGAACTTGAAGACCTCCCCGTCTGGTTCGTCGTAGTCAGTCACCTCCTCCTCATGGACGAGCTCCCACTCGTCGAGGTCTACCTTGTCGCCCTTGTCCTCGAGGTATTTGAGCCACGCCTCCTCCGCTGTCTCGCTGAAGTGCGGGGCTTCGATGCTCATCTCGATTTTCTCCTCCTTCTCGCGGCCCAGTTTTGCGGGGGTTGCCGACGCCTCCATCATCACGGGAGAAAGGTCTTTGAAGTAGAGCTCAATCTCCTGCCCGTTGTGAGCCATGACGCTCTCGGCTGCTTCTGACACCAAGTGCCTGAAGGGTTTGATTACGCTGTTCTTGAAAAGCTCATACGCGACCTGTAACTCCTCCGCGTTGTTGCCGAGGCCTGTGTTGTCCTTTATCCCCAAAAGCATGGGAGACGTGATCCTATGCGCCACCATGACCTTCCTGATGCACTCGTCCGAAAGAAACTGATACTGATTGTGCGCATCACTCAACTGCACCGCCTCGATCGTTGCCGCATTGTCTGGTGAATCGTTGAAGGCAATGATGGCCTTGCCGCTGTTGGATGACCCTCCCCACTTCGCGAGGATGTCGCGCTCGATCTCGAACTGCTCCTCGATGGGTGGGACTCCGTTGTTGAAGTTGATCATCATGGACGGAGCGAGGCCGTTCTTGATATTGTTCAAATGGTAGTTCGCGATCTCTCCTTCCAGTTCCGCGTATTGAAGGCCGCCCTGATAATCCACAGGGCAGAAGTACACAGACCCGGGGCTGTACGATTCCACGCTCAAGATGGCCACGTCGTCGCCTGCTGCCTGATGCCCGAAGGCGGGGAAGGCTTGAGGGGCGAACTTGGGGCTTTTCGCCTTGCTCCAGTCGTTGGAAAAGTAGAAGGTGTCCACCTCCCCCTCGTCGTTCACCTTCGCAGGGCGCAGGTAGTTGCGGGGGATGTGGAACGCACCCACCACCTTGCCCTTGTCGAGGGTAAGCTGAAAGGATGCATGGCCGAAGAGCTTCAGATCGTGGCAAACCCTGCGCACGTCCTCCGCTTGGAATATCTTAATGAAATTGACGTAAGCCTCGAGGCTGCTCCCCTCTGCTACCTCCATGCCCTCGCCATAGATGAGGTCGCTGATCCCTTGAATCGCTGCGTTATTCGTTGGCGAAGAGTGGAACAGGTCGATGAGGTACTGGTAAAAGTTGTTATCCTCTCCGTACTCGACCCAAGCGTTCTTCGGCTTCTCGCTCACCTTCGGGGAGGTGTAGCTCGCGAGCTT